CGACAAGCTCAACAAGAACAACAAGCACAGTTAGATCAAGCACAACAAGTCGCTGAATCTGCTGGTTCTGCTGCTCCTATGTTGAAAGTCACACAATGACACCAGATGAACTTAGAGCGGCTTATAAATTAATTTTAAATTCTAAAGATGGTGAGAGAGTGCTGGAAGATTTAGAAGCCAGGTATCATGTAAATGGATCAACTTTTTCAGTAGATCCATGCGAAACAGCCTACAGAGAAGGTCAGCGAACTGTAGTGCTTTTTATGAAGTCAATGCTGAAAGATCAACCAAAAAGAGAGGACATAGTTGAAACATGAGTGAAGAAACGCAGGTAGCGGATGCTCCGGCTGTAGAAGAAGCTGGACAAGCAACGTCTGTTGAGCCAGTACAGAATGACTGGCGCTCAGAAATTCCAGAAGAAATTAGAAGTCATAAATCATTAGAAACAATCCAGGACATTCCTAGTCTTGCCAAGAGTTTTGTAAATGCACAATCAATGATTGGAGCTGATAAAGTTGCAATACCTGGCAAACACGCTACAGATGATGACTGGAATGTGGTTTATGATAGGTTAGGTAGACCAGCAGAAGCTAAAGATTATAATTTATCTGCTTCTATACCAGAAGGCCAAGTAACAAATGAAGAAATGTTAAACTGGTTTGAGAAAACAGCACATAAAGCTGGTTTGTCACCACGCCAGGCGGCATTTGTTTTAAATGAATTTAATGAACAAACTAACAATCAGCTCAATACAGACCAAATTAATGTTAAAGCTGAATTAGAAAAGACAACAAACGAACTTAAAAAAGAATACGGACCAGCATTTGAAGATAGAATGGCTTTAGGTAATGGCGTTTTAGATCAGTTTGGTAACAAAGATATTGCAGAAATTCAGTTAGCTGATGGCAGACGTTTAGGCGATCATCCAGAGGTTATTAAAATGATTGTTAATGTCGGTGAGTTCATAACTAAAAAGGTTGGTGAGGATAGCTTAGAGGGTGTTAAAACCAGCGGTGCTATTGGGCCAGAGGAAATTAACACAAAACTAAAAGAAATGACTGATCCTGGTTCACCTTACTGGGATGCAAAACATCCACAACACAGTTTTTATGTTGAAGAAGCTATGAAATATAGGGAGATGTTAAATGTATGATAAAGAATTTAAGCTTGAGGTACTAAGAATGGTACTGGAAACTGGATCTGGCAGAATAATAGATGATCCATTAGAAAGAGCTAATAAGTATTTGCATTGGTGTGAAGCTGGAGATAAGCCGAAAGGCACTCCAAAAAAAGACGCCAGCAAAGTAGTCGAGATAAGCAACAGCCCTCGCAAAACCAAATAAACTTACGTCTGGATTCCCCAGGTAGCGTTTTAATTTTAAACTTAAACTTACGGAGAGTGTAATGAGTACACAAGTCACTACCGCTTTCGTTAATCAGTTTAGTTCCAACGTACAGTTATTATCGCAACAAAAAGGCTCGTTGCTCCGTGGTGCTGTTTCAGAAGAATCTGTAACTGGTGAGAAAGCATTTTTCGATCAAGTTGGAAGTGTTGCGGCTGTCAAGCGTACAAGCAGGCATCAAGACACAACTATCTTGGACACACCACATTCAAGACGAATGGTAACAATGGACACTTATGAGTGGGCTGATCTTATAGATGACGCTGATAAGGTTCGTATGTTGATTGATCCTACATCAACTTATGCTCAAGCGGCTGCTGCTGCAATGGGTAGAGCTATGGATGATACAATCATTTCGGCTGCAACTGGAACATCCTTAACTGGTTCTTCTGGTGGTACGTCAACAGCTATGGATTCTGACAATATTATTGCTCATGGATCTGCTGATTTAACAGTAGCAAAGCTGATTAATGCAAAGAAAATCTTAGATAATGGTTCTGTTGATCCATCTATTCCAAGATATATTGCTGTAGCTCCAGCGCAAGTTGAAGCTTTACTTGGTACAACTCAAGTAACATCAAGCGATTTTTCTAACATTAAGGCTCTTGTTCAAGGTGAAGTTGATACTTTTATGGGTTTTAAATTCATCATGTCTACAAGATTAGCTGTGGCTTCCAGTATCAGAACTTGCTTTGCATGGGCTGAAGATGGAATCAAGCTTGCTGTTGGTAAAGACGTTATGGCGAAGATTGATGAGAGAGCAGATAAGTCCTACTCAACTCAAGTCTTTTATTGTTCAACATTTGGTGCAACACGAATGGAAGAAGCTAAAGTGGTTTCTATCCTTTGTGATGAATCAGCTTAAAGGGAGATGGTAACATGGGTACAAAAAATTCAGATTTAGTAGCTAATTTTGAAGCTACACCTGCTGTTATGAATGATGCCAGTCTTTTAGCTGGTGTAACTAGAATAGCACAAGGTACTATAGAGCTGGCTGCTGGAGATAGTGACAATGACGATATTGTTATGCTTGCTCCAATTCCAACTAACGCTAGTATAACTTCATTAAAAATCGGTTCAGACACTTTAGGTGGAAGCTGTACTTTTAATGTTGGCTTATACACAAGTGCTGGTGTTGTTAAAGACGAAGATTGTTTTGCAACTGCTGTAGCTGATGCTGGCGCAATGGCAGATGTTCGTTTTGAAGCAGCCGACATAAATACTTGTGGTCAAAAAGTTTACACCATAGCTGGAGATTCTTCAGATCCAGGCGGTTACTACTACGTTGCAGCGACTATGGCTGCCGCTGGTGGTACTATTGGTACAATGTCATTCATTATTGAATATGTTGTTAACTAACTAAACAAAGGTGGCATAGCAATATGCCGCCTTTTTTATAGGAATTATTATGGCTTCAGTAGTAGATATATGTAATTCAGCTTTAAATCAGATAGGCGCTTCTAATATTATTTCGCTTACAGAAGATAGTAAGGCTGCCAGAATATGTAATCAGCGTTATGAATTTATAAGAGATGGTGTGTTTAGATCACATCCCTGGAATAGTTTGATAACCAGGCAGGTCTTATCTTCAGATGCTACAGCTCCAAGTTTTACATATTCAAATCAATTTACATTGCCTACAGATCCATTTTGTCTGCGAGTTTTAAAACTTTCAGATCCAGAAATAAAATTTGAGATTGAAGGCCGAAAGATACTTTGTGACGAAAGCACTTTAAACGTAGTATTTGTTGGTAAAATAACTGATCCTAATCAGTATGATACTCTATTAACAGAAACTATTGTTGCTGCAATGGCGGCTGATGTTGCCTATCCATTATCTGGGAGTATTACACTTGCTGCACAGTTTGCCACTCTTTATAGAGAAAAATTAAAAGAAGCAAGATTTGTTGATGCAACTGAAGGAAACACAACTAACACATCTAGCATTGCAGATAGTGAGGTACTTGCAGCAAACACATTTATTAATGCGAGGTTGTAAATGGCCAAGGCTTCACCACCATTTAATAATTTTACAGCCGGTGAGTTATCGCCCAGGTTAGAAGGCAGAACAGACGTAAATAAATATTTTAATGGGTGTAAAAAGTTACAGAATTTTATAATACATCCTCATGGGGGTGCTAGTCGCAGACCTGGTACAAAATATGTAAATACAGTAAAAGCCAGCGCAAACTTTACAAGACTTATTCCTTTTGAATTTAACGTAGAACAAGCTTATGTTTTAGAGTTTGGTAATACATATTTTAGAATACATAAAGATGGTGGAACTGTTGTTGATGGTAGCTCTAATCCAATAGAGGTAACAACAGTTTATACATCCGCCCAGGTATCAGATATAAAATTTACACAAAGCGCAGATGTTATGTACCTGGTGCATCCATCTCATCCAGTACAGAAAATAACTAGAACAAGTCATACAGCATGGACAATCTCAGAAGTAGCGTTTTTACGAGGTCCAATGCAAGATCCAAATACAACTGACACAACATTAACCGCTAATGGAAGAACTGGATCTGGCAAGACTATAACAGCGAGTGCCGATACTTTTGTTTCTACAGATGTGGGAAGATTAGTAAAACTACATGATGGCTTTGCAAAAATAACCGGCTATACAAGTGCAACAAGTGTTACCGCTACTGTCCAGGAAAACGCCGAAGGCAGATCAGAGTTGATGCCATCTTATAATGTGTCAACAATAGCTTTTTATGAGGGAGATCCAAGCTCAACTGGTCTTGAGCATAACGATAGAATAACAGATACAGCTGGTGGTTTTATTACACAAGGCTTTAAGGTTGGTCAAAAAGTAACAATATCTGGTGCATCTAATAGTGGTAATAATAAATCAACTGCTGTTCTTATTGTGCAGGTAACTGCTGACACTATGTTGTTTTCTT